AAATATGTCAGTAACAAAACAAAATTCGATACGTCAACCTTCAACGGAAACCCCGCCGTCGCGCTCGGTAACGGCTACGTCGCCGTTTCCGACGAAGACTACGACAAATTATGCGCCCGCGAGTTATGTTGGCAAAACGGCGTTTTAACGCCTTACACGAAGACCGCAGAGGATATTCAAGAAGAAGAAAACGCCGCAAAATATGCCCGTATCAGAGAGCTTAAAGGGCTTTTATCGGAAAGCGACTACAAGGTTATAAAACACGCCGAGGGGCGCGAGGTCGACAATTATGCCGAAATCATAGAGCAGCGGCAAGCCTACCGCGACGAAATAAACGCGCTCGAAGCCGAACTCGAAGAAGGCGGCGGCTTATGACAGTTTTTCAGATCTTGCAACTTTGCGGGCTTGGGACGCTGTCGTCGCTTATAATAACCGATATTGTCGTCCGCGTTCGTTCTTATTTTGAAAGAAAAAGGGCCGCGAGAGATCAAAGCGAAAAAGATTCGCAAGCGATGAAAAAAGGCATTCAGGCGCAATTAAGAGCTACAATGATTAACGACTATAATTATTGGAAATCTCGCGGTTATGCCCCCGTTTACGCCCGCGAAAATTTCGAGAATGTTTATCGAAATTACCACGATCTTGGCGCTAATGGCGTTATGGACGATATACACGATAAATTCTTTGCTTTACCCGTAACGAAAACGACAAAAACAAAAAACTAAAAAATCGGAGGATTTTTAAAAATGATTAACATGAAAATTCTTGCCGGTGGCAATTATCATTTATTGCAACCGTCGCAGCGCGTTATCGGCGATCAATACGCCGACGACGTTCAGATCTCGGTCGAAAAGCCCTACGAGGAGCGAGAAAGCGTTTGCGTTATGGTAATAACGCATGGCGGCGCAATCGTCGACCTCATTCCCGTTTTAAGTGACCCGTTTTATCTTAAAACGAACGTTTCGCAATACGACCGCATTTTCGTTTCGTTCAATTTCATAAGGCCCGATGGCACGATCAAAAATTCGTTGCCGCTCGACCTTATGATTATGCCGGAAGACAAGCCCGAAGGCTTCACGCCTGACACGCCGTATATGAATACGCTTGCCGCCACGATCAACGCGAATTACAACGTAATTGCGACGCTCGACGGCTACGTTTTAACGGTGACGACCCTTTCGGAAGCGCCCGTCGCTACGGTCGATTATGAGGACTATATAACCGACGTCGACGAATGGCTCGGCGCGAAGGAAGAAGAACGCAAAGAAACCGACGCGGCTATCTTACAAGAGGCGGAGGACTACGCCGACGGGGCGGCAGCAAGTGCGCTTGCGGACGCTAAAACATACGCCGACGGCAAGGACGCCGAAACGCTTGCGGCTGCAAAAGGTTATACCGACACGCGCGAGGCGTATTTGCAAGCGCAAATCGACGTTATCGCGGGCGACCTTGAATACGATAATATTTTCGCCGCTATGCTCGACGATACGAACACTTCACGCATTTTCGTCGATTGGTATAAAACGGTCAAAACGGACGGCATAAGCCGCTTTGAAATGTTAAAGCGCTTTTTCGCAATGTGCGCATTAAACAACGATCAGACGCAGACGGTAAGGTTTTTATCGCCGTCGGTATCGTCTGAATCGAGAGGCACGCCGCTTGACGCGCTCGCAGACAAAAAGGCGCAAAACCTTGAAACCGACGCCGGCGCCGTTGCGGGTGGCAATAGCTGGCTCGACGCTGAAGGAAACGCTCAAACGAGCGGTGAAGACTGGGCAACGGAAAACCGCATGACGTGGTATATTCGCGCAAACGCCCTCTCGCTTGAAAACGGCGATATGAATGTTATAGCTATTGAGGGAATAGACGACGACTTCGATCTCACCGGCGAGACCGCGCCCGTTTACACATTCCAAATGTCGCCTTATTTCAAAGAGGTTGACGACGGCGCTTATTTGACGAAATCGTGGAGGGCAAACCCCGCCGACGGCTTTGCGCCCTTTAACGACAATATCGACCTCAACGGCAACCCGCGCCCGCTTACTTGGCACGCGACTTTTTGCGGCGGCCTTACCACTTCGGGCAACAAATTAACGTCGGGCGCCGGTCGCTATCCTAAAAATTACACGTCCGCACAGGACGGCGACACCGCCGCTAAAAGGTGGAGCAACCACGAAGGCGTCGGTGTTGACGGGCATTTCAAATGGGCGCTTTATGAGTGGCAGCGCCGTCATTTCAATCTCGAAAATTCGGGCGTTGCTGAAGGCTGTCTTTTCTATAACTATCAAAAGCAATGCGCCCTCGGCGCGACTGGTAAGAAGGTTATTCTTGCCGCCGCAGACGCCGCCGACTATGTTGCGGGATCCTACGTTTCGGTCGGTAGCTCGAACGATAGAAGTAACGCCGCATCTTATAGCATAACCGCACCCGTAAAGATTCTCTCAAAGTCGGAGGCTTACGAGGTCGACGGCGTTTCGTATGTCGACTTAAATCTCGATCTTGCCGCCGATATTACGACGACCACTTCCGCTTATGTCAACACAATGCCTTATAAGACCGGCGCGACCGAGGCGTTAAGCGGTCACGCTGACGGCTCGCCCGTAAGCCTTACCGCCGGTAAATACCCGCTCCGCGTTGCGGGCTTGGAAGTCTTGATCGGTTGCTACTATATCGGCCTCGACGTCTTATACAACGTTACGGGGGCGTCAAGCCCTCGCGCTTACGCGGTTTACGCTTGCAAAGACAGCAGAAGGTACGGCTCGACCATCTCGTCGTATTATACCGATACGGGAATCGCCTTCGCCGCTATGCCGCAGGGGTGGAATTTCGTCAAAAAGTTTGTTATCACGAGCAAGCCCGTTTTATTCCCTGCGGCTATTGACGGATCATCTACCGGCTATGTCAAGTCGTCGTTCTATGGCACGTACTCGGCGGGTGTTCGTTGTCCGTGGCGTGGGGGCTACCTCAGCAGCGAGGATGATGGCGGTCTCGCTTGCGAGGCTGGGTACCTTGCGCCCGGCAATTCGTATTGGTACGGGGCGCCGCTGCTTGCGGGAGCGGAAAAAAAGCGGGGTGAATTGGCGGGCTAAAAGCCCGTCAAGAGGGGCAAGACCCCTTGATTGGTGAAAAAGCAAAAAATGGGCTTTAAAACGTGGCGTTTCGTCGTTCTATGGCACGAACTCGGCGGGTGTCCGTTGTCCGTGGCGTGGGGGCAACCTCAACAACGAGGATAATGGCGGTCTCGCTTGCGAGAATGGGAACAATACGCCCGACAATTCGAATTGGAACGGGGCGCCGCTGCATACTGTTTTTGATTATAACCGCATAGCGCGGTATAACGTTTTAAAGTGTCTCACCTAAAAAGGTGAAAATCAAGTGTAGCCGCAGACCTCGTCAAAAAGGTGCGTCCGATTCGAGATCGGGCGCGGAATTGGTAGTAATAGTCCGCCCGCTTGCCTTAAAGCGGGCGGTAAACCGAACATTCTCTGACTTAAAAAACAGTAAGCGATGAAACAACGATATAACGAGCTGACGGAGGACTTATGTTGTTTAGCCGTTAAAAATTGGCTAAAAGGCAAGTGGCGCCGGCGCGAATGTTTGCGCCTTATCGAAGAATATGCGGGAATCCCGCAACGCGAAATAATAAAAGAACTCGACAGCGGCGGCCACGTCTTAAAAGACGAAGCCGTTAAAAACCTCGGTTATGAAGTATATAATCGCTTAATTCGGCTAACGCAAGGAAAAGCAAACGCGCTTGACCTTGATCCCGTTACATTCGAGCCGCGTCGCGACGGAATGAGCGGGAAATTGCGCGATATAGCGCAATTATGCGCTTTTCATCAGATCTACAACCACCTTCTCGCCCTCGGCGTTATGCCGTTATTAAAGGCAAAACTTTTACCCTCACAATTTGCGTCAATACCGCGCAGAGGTCAAAACGGCTTAAAAAAGTATTTTGTCAAAAAATTACGCAAAAAGTCGCTTGATATACGTCACGCACGAAAAACCGACGTAATAAAAGCATACCCAAACGCGAAATATAGCGTTATTATTGATTATCTGAAGGCAGAAATACCGTCGGCGAAATGGATCATAATTCTTTTAACGGAATTAGCAAAAATGTCGCCGACGGGTAGCCTAATAATCGGCGGTTATATCGACGCATGGCTTTTTAATTATCTTATGTCTTACGCCTTGCGCTATGCCAAAGAACAGCACAAAATAAGGCGCGGCAAGAAAACCCCACTAATAAAAGTCGTCGGCTCATTTATGGACGATTTTGGCTTTATGGGAAGCCGTGACGCAGATATTAAACGCGATATAAAGCTCGTTGACGAATTTTTAAGCCGAAAAATGAATCTAAAATTAAAATATGGCAAGCACACCGAATTTTTAACAATCGCCGGCGAAAAGGAAAGGCGGAAAGAGACGTCGCCCGCTCGCCGTGCCTGCCCGTTTTTAGACCTCGGCGGCTATCGAATGACCTTCACGCACGTTACAGTCAGAAAACCTATTTTTCGGCGCGTTCGCCGCTCGTTCTTGCGGGCGGGCGTCGAGCTGAAAGCGACGGGAAAATTATCAATTCAGCGCGCCCGCTCCGTTGTCTGCTTTTTCGGATATTTTAAAAACACGGATTCAATAAAAGCGCGTCGGAAATATGACGCGGATCATCTTCACGCGGTCGCCCGTTACACCGTATCACAATATCAAAAATATAAAAATCGGAGGAATATTTTAAATGAAAAAGATCGAACAAATGTCACCGCTTGACGCGGTCGTTATCGAAAAGCTCCCGAACGGCAAAACCCGCGTTTTAATGCGTGAGAATATCGCCGAACACGAAAGAGAGGAAGAAGGGCAAATTTACACGGTTTACACCGCCGACGAACACGAACTCATCACCGCCGAAGATTATGACGCGGAATACGTCGAAGAACATTTCGACGACCTCGTCTATCTTGCCGAGAACGGCGAAACGAAAGCGGAAAAATACGCCGCGCTCGTTGATAAGTACGTCCGCGAAAAATACTCGCAGAGCGCCGTCGAAGCGATCCTCAATAACTATATCGGCGCCCCCGAAGTTGAAAAGCACGTCATCGAGTTTGAGGCGTTGCAGGAGTGGCGCGCCGAATGTAAAGAACGCGCAAGAGCCGAGGTTTAGCCGTGGAAAGTTATTATTTAGATATTTTTTTAAAAATATTCGTGACGTATGGGTGGCAAATTGCGCTCATCGCCCTGCTCGGCGTCGTCATTCTTGGGGTGCTTAAATATTGCAATATTTTTTCGAGCATTCCCGAAAGCGAAAGGCATTATATTTATATAGCTATTTCGGTCGGCTTTTCCATCTTTGCCGCGGCTATATATATATTTATCTGCAAAGGCGAAGCCGACGCCGGTTATCTTTTGTCGCTCGCCGTCGCTATGTTAGCGCTGAATCAAGCAATTTACAATATTTTTAAAGTAACCAAAATAAACGCCCTTGCAAGAAAACTTCTCGATCATATTTTTAAACGGGCCACGAACAAAACAAAAGAAAAACCGCCCGACGAAACTACATAAAAACAAAAAACCGCCGATATTAT